TAAATAGATCAAACAACACTTTGACCTTGTCTTCAAGAACCATGATTGATGAGTGCATTTTAGACAAGATGATCACCAATGTTATAAGGCCAATAAATACAGGCCATACGGATGAAACAACCTCGTAAACATTTGTGTTCATGGCGACCCACTTGCTATTGCTCTCTTGCCTTTTCTTCTAAATCAATCATCTCACGCTCCACCCAAGCAAGAGCTTCAATGAACCCAACCATCTGTCTGTACTCTTCAAAAGATTTGCATGATCCAGTAGCCATGTGATCTGCAATTTCGTTCATTTCTAAACGAATTTTTTTCTTAAGAAGGGACCACGCGGATTCCGACATTATTATTGTTCCATCAGATCAATTGCAATTTTTTGCCGCTCAAGCTCTAGCTCTGCTGCAATCTTTGCAGCTTCAAGACGTAGCTCTTCGGCCTTGAGCTGGGTCTTGTTCTCGTCATCTTCAACCTGAGCAATAAGTTTTTGCTGATCCAGCGCGGCTTTTTGTTGATCTGCCTGTGTTTTTCTCTGTACTTCTGCGGCACGGATCTCCAATTCTTGCTGACGCTGTTGAACAACAGGGTCCTGCTGCTGCTGTGCAATTCTCTGCATTTCCTGCTCTTGTTGCTTTTTCCCAAGCATTTGCTCCGCTGCTTCAGCAACGAGGCCACTCAGCTTTTTTTCGATCTCAGGTGGTAGCTGCTCACCCATGGGCGGCAGTTCAATGCCAAGCTCTTCTTCAATCTGATCCCTGAATAGGAAGCCAAGGTGTTCTCTGATGTGTGCATCAAGAGCAGCAAGGGTTGCCCCGCCAAGCTGTGTGTTTTGAACCTGCTGTCCCATTTCAGGATCATTCTTGAGAACCATGTGAACCCTGAGATGAGCTTCATGGTCTTGCCACTCAAACGCCTTGACAGGCGACAGTGTGAGAATGTCCTGATTCTCTGTAACAGGATCTTTTGGTTCAGGACTTTCTGAGCCCGGAACAACCTTATCTGCGTTCGGGATTCCGATCAGCTCCATCATCTGACGATGCAGAAGCGGCAGGTCGTATAGATTTGGTGCCTGTGCAGCCAGCTGCAATGCAGCCTGATACTGCATAATCCTCTGTGCCATAGTAGACGCATTGGGATCAGACACAGGAGAAACATCAATCCTGTCATCAAAGTCGCTGCGCTTAATCGATTCGTTAGCGACTGTCTCGTATGGGTACTCAGGGCTAGTGTAGTCGCGAATAATTCTGGCAAGAATTTTAAATTCTTTCTTCAGGCTTGCGTGCAGGCGTGCTTGGATTGCGCTCTGCACTTTCATCGCACGCTCCATGATTGCGAGCGTTGTGCCCACGGGAGCGTCTTGACGCATATCGTCAACGCGAATATCCGCCATAGAAACGAAACGACGACCCTCTTCAACGATTGTTCCCAAAAGCTGATAAAGAACACTGGAGGGTTCTTTATAAGGCAGAAAGGTAATGTTGTCTCGGATGTTGTTGCTTGGAACGTCTACGTCACGAAACTCTCCGGGCATGATGGGCGTATCGTCGCCCTTGATGCGAAGGCCTCTGGCCTTAAGTCCACCCGGAAGGTTTGCCAGCGTACCTGCGTCTACTAGCTGCCTAAGAATACTTGTAGCAGACTTTGCAAGCCCACCAATCATGTGGATCAAGCCAAGGTTATAAAAGCCAATTCCCGGCACATATCCATACTCTACAAAATGTTGGATCTTTTTTCTGTCCGGGTCGTCTTCAGACCAGTTTCTATAAATTGACAGTACTTCAGAAGATCCTTTATCAATCGTAATGACATACGGCAACGCAATCCCATCCGGGTCCTCGAATCCCGGAAGATCGTAATCAACATGCATTTCTAATAGTTGATGTCTGTCGGTATCACTTCCACTGAAGTGTACCCCAGAGATCTCATCGTATTTGTTTTTGATTACGTCTGCCGAGAGTTCTTCGGGCAACAACTCGACATCCCTGTAAAAACCGCTGACCTGTAGCTTGCGAATGTAATTCGAGCTACGTGTCATTACATGGGTATATCTTTCTGCGTTTTCTAGTGACGACTCATCATCGCCAATAACAAAATCTTGGGCAGGCACGAACATGGAGCACGGCCTGCCAAGGGTCGGGTCGTAGTAAATCTTTCTGAACGCAGCGCCAGCCAAGGGTAAACTAAACAGCATCTTTTCAGTCTCTGACCTGTATTCAGTCATAACCTCAAGAAGCTGGTAGTTCATGTACTCCTGTACACGATGCGCCTGCTCTGTGATTTCTTCGGTAGTCTCTCCCCAAATTTTTGTTTTTACTGGGCCCTTGGCAGGAAAAATTTCCTGAATTGTCTGAGCTTGAAACCGAACAACAGACTCAGACAAGAGTGGATGAAATACCCCACAGGCTCCGGGCCACGGATTTGTCCGGTCTTCCATTTCAAGCCCGAGAAGATCTAAGCCCTCTTCGTAAGTCCGTTCCCAATCAGCACGACTGCTTCTGTCGTCCTGATACATCTGAATAAGCTTTGAGGCGCAATGCCTTAGATCGTTTTCATCAACGTACTCAGCAAGATTAGAGTCGTGACGATCAAGCATTTCGGTGACAAAATCTTGTGGACTAAAGTCTACTGTTACCGTGCCGTCTTCACTTTCAGTAATGACGATATCCGAGTCGACAATTTCGGCTGTATCATCAATTTCGACCTCCAGATCCTCTTCCACTGGAACTGGCAGGCGAAACTCGGAAAGCAACGTTTTGTCAACAGCCATAATTTATTCCTCGGGCTCTAATAATAATCTGCCCTTCTGTGCCTATAAAAATCTTCTTCCTGCTGATCGGATGGAACACGAATAAATCCACCCTGTCGAAATCTTAAAAGAGCTTGAGTGCTCGCATCGACAAGATCATCGTGGTCCCCAGCAGGAAAAGCAGCGAACTGTTCAACGACTTCTTCTGCCCATCTCGTCTTGGGGGCCCAGACAAGACCCGACGAAAAAAGATCTGAAATCGCATTGACTCTGGCAATCTTATCTCTGCCCCGGCTTGGCGTGTACTCGGAGACCGGGATGCCCATCCTGCGTAGCTCAAAGATCAGAGGGGTGCCAGAGGCCTTTGCTTCTACAATAAATGCATCAGGCTCGAACTCTTTATACATCTCATATGCACGGGCCTTCAAGTCTGGAAACTCTAGTCTTTCTTGTAATGCATCAAGCAGAATAATATTAGAGTTACCGTCATCATCATAGAATACGCCCCATGTAGTACAGGCGCTATAGTCTGCTGTTTCTTTTGCAAGAAATGCAGTATCCCATGATTGAATAACAAAATCACATCTCGGAGGATTCTTGCCCTCCCATTGATTCCACCACTCGCGCTTTACGATTGCGCCTTCTTCGGAGGTAGGGTCCTGCTGGTACTGAGCACTCCACTTCGACAGGGGCAGCTCGGCCTTCAGTGCCTCTAGCTGATCGATGGGCCAGAATCCGGGCCACAGTGGTGATCCGCTGGGCAGGATGGCCGGAAGCTCAATGACCTCCCATTCATCTGAGCCACCACGTTCAATTGACGACTTGATGATTTGCCCTGTCAGGTCTCGCTTGGCCCAGCGTGTCATCACAATACAGATGGCACCTCCGGGCTGTAATCTCTGACGAGGTCCAGACGTATACCATTCGTACGTCTTGTCGTAAATAGACGGATCATTCATCGCAGCTTCCTGCTCAGAATGTGGATCGTCAATGATAAGAACGTCTGCACCTTTACCAGTTACTGCACCGCCAACACCAATAGCGAAGTACTCACCCCTCTTGTTGGTGCTCCACCTACCGGCAGCCTTTGAATCAGATGACAGCGAGACATCCTTGAAGACATCCTGATAATCTTCTGAGTTCACAAGGTTGCGGACCTTACGCCCAAAACCCACAGCAAGTTCTGCTGTGTGAGCAGTCTGGATCACTTTCTTTTCCGGATACTTGCCCAGAAACCATGCAGGAAAAAGATGGGATGCAAACTCTGACTTTGTATGCCGTGGAGGCATATTAATAATCAGACGCTTCAGTGACCCATCGGCGATGCGGTTGAACGCATCTGACATCACCTTGTGATGCTCGCCTTCAATAAATGCTGGCCACACTACTTTTACAAAAGACAAAAAGTCAGACTTGGCAGACTGTCTTGTCTTTGCATTTTTCAGTTGATCTAAAAGATCTAGTATTTCTACTTGTTGATCTTCCGGCAACCCAGAGATCTGCTGAAATACTTTTACTGGATCAATAGTGGACAGGGACACGGTTTGTTACGCGTCTATCTGTTCTGAGGTATTGTTAGCAATCCCTTACGCCAATCTGGGTTAGCAAGCCTGTATTCTCTTTTTGGGGTACGGCTTCCTGCCCCCGCATACTGACCAAGCGGATTAAATATTTCTGTTGGGTCGCCACTATAGGCACGCTCAAAGGCTTCCTGCTTGAGCCTTTCTGTTTCTCGAAGCCTTCTTCGTTCAATGGCTTCCATAATTTCTGGTCCCGCAAAAGTCTCTTTTATGGCTTCTCGTCGTTCTTTTCTGCGTAGTGCTTCTTCTGCTTTCTCGCGACGAATCAAATTTCTCCTTCTCCCGCTAATCTCGCCTCTTCGCCCAGTATCAACATCACGCATTAAATGTTTAGCTGCATCTTTTCCAGACTCTTCTAGAGTTTCCCTGCCAACACTTATTGCAACATCGCTATGCATAGCGTTAAGTACGTTTGTTACCGCCCTTATAAGTTCATCCCTCGTGGCATTCGGGTACTGGTCTTGCAGTTCATTTACAATGCTATTGAAATCCAAGCCTGTAGGAATCTCGTCATATACTTCCTTTAGTTGCTCACGATATGTACGCAGATCTCCAACGTCTTCAGGATCATACAAACCCTCTACAGGCAACAATTCTTCAGTTGGATCTGCGCGTAATGGATGACGTGCTGGCACCTCATCCATATCAATCATGCCAGCCCTTCTTTGAATAATTTTGCTTGCAGCGAAGTCCATCTCAGTGGGCTCGTTAAGAAAATCAATTCTCCTCAAAGGACGGGCTGCCTCTGCAATGACTGGAGCCTGAAGAGTTTCTACATCGTACAGTCCTCTCCCCTCAACGGGCGCAATTCCCTCAAGTCCAGCGCCCTGCTCTCTCAGGGAGCGTTGCGGTTGCGGGTTCAAGTCCTGTAAAGACTTCTGCCTTGACGGCGTAACCCGTATGCCAGCCGTGGCCAGCCTTCTGGAAGAATCAAGGAGAAGAGGGGTTAGCGATGTGATTCCCCGGCCAGACTCTAAAGCTTTATCTGTTTCCGTAACCCTAGCGACTGCACTAGCAAATCGTTCTGCAAATTCTGCATCTGACATATCTGGAAACTGCCTACGCACAGCAGCCGCTGCTTCCGCGGCAGTTTCAGAAGTCATCAATGAACGTTGAACAACATAGTCAAATACATTTCCAGATCTTTCATCAGAAACCCCACGCATAACACTCTGGAGAGCGCTGTCCATTTCTTCTTGGGTCGGGGACTCTGCCCGATCCACAACCTCAAGCTTTCCGGCAGCAAACTCATCGCCT